AAGTTTGCAGTAGCTATGGAAGAGGGAACCGTCATTGTAGGTCCAGAGTTGTTCAGGAAGAATCAGCTAGGTGTCATATCAGCGAAGCCTATCCCCCAGCTATTGGATGAAGGTGGTGATGCCCAGATCGTAAAAAAGCTGAGAGTGAATCCCCCCAAAGTCAAACTCGGCAACGCAAGAAAGCGGCAGATCAGAAATCAGATACCGTATCACAAGCGTAAGCACGGACCTCTAAACAGAGTTAGAAAATCCAAAAAGAAACACACGGTAGAGATCGTGGATGTCAAATACAGGGCATTCCCGTTCCGCCAGAATATCCAGACAAAGACAGCAGAAAGATACAAAGAATTGTGGGGGGAGATTCGTCTATGATGGACATTCCGAGTCGCACGCTGGCATCTGCCGGCCGGGATTACGATTCTGTTAGGAAGAGGAACAAGAGGGACGAGGAGGCCGACATTGGCTCTCCTCCACCCATCAAAAACCCAGAGCAGCGAGAGGCCTGCAGGATGGATCTGAAGCTATTTCTTCAGACCTACTTCCCCGAGACATTCCACCTCGGGTTCTCCCCAGACCACGATACTCTAGTCGCACAGACTCAGAATGTCATTCTAAATGGTGGTCAGTTCATCACTGCTATGCCGCGAGGAAGTGGCAAGACATCTATATTTCAATTCTCATTAATCTGGGCCGGCATGTACGGACACACAAAGTATGCTCACCTAGTGTGTGCCAACGGCCCCGCAGCGAAAGGCCTACTACGTGGTATTACGACGACGATTGAGAGTTCGGACATTCTTTTCGACGACTTTCCGGAAATCTGTCATCCTGCTCGGGCTATTGAACGTAAAGCCAATAGACAAGCCACCCAAAAATGCGAAGGAGAACTCACCTACATCGGGTGGTCCTCTGAGGGACTGGTTTTCCCCACGACCCGGTACAGTTTGGAGAGAGGGAATGCCGGTGTGGTCCTTTCAACTGGAGGTATTACAGGCGGCTCAGCACGTGGTCGCAATTTTACGGGAAAAGGCGGCGGGAAGGTTCGTCCGGATGTTGTGCTCGTGGATGATCCGCAGACTCGGGAATCAGCAAGCTCGCCTGCTCAAATCCACAAGCTCAAGCAAATCATCACGCAAGACATAATGAAGATGGCTGGCCCTAACACTAAGATGTCCATCATGATAGCAGCCACAGTTATATGCCAAGATGACCTGGTTGAGAAGCTGGCAGATGACGACCACTGGGAGTCTCTCCGGGTCCGCATGATCAAGACCTGGCCGACAAACATGAAGCTGTGGTCCCAGTACTTCGATCTAGCTCGAGAGGAGAGGGCGGACGAAGCACCTCCTGGCACCGCAAGAGCATTCTACATAGAGAACCAGGCAGCCATGGACGAAGGAGGACTGTGCTACTGGGAGGACCGCAAGATGGACTTCCATACGGCCCTCGAGTATGCGATGAGTGAGTACGACAAGGACCCAGATGCGTTCTTCTCGGAGTACCAGAATGAGCCCACAATGACCTCCATCGGGGACCGGATGCCAATGGTCTCGAGCGAGGTCGTTAAGCGGTCTGTGGACGTTGAGAGATTCACCATACCTGCTTCACATGATGCTGTAGTGGCATTCGTGGATGTCCAGGAGAAGGTCCTGTTTTACAGTGTGATGTCATTCTCCAACAAGTTTGGATCTCATGTGGTGGACTTTGGCACCTTCCCAGATCAGAAGAAAGGCTATTATACAAACGCCAATATTCAGCGACCTCTGAGTAGGACCTTTCCAGACGAGGATACTGAGGGTTGCATACGTAGAGGCCTCATCACATTGTGCAGAGAACTGTCAAATGCCCGATACACGCGACAAGGTGATGGTGCTAAGCTCGGCATCAATGTCGGCCTGATAGACTCAGGATACAGGCCAGATGTGGTAGAACAGGCCATTATCTCCGGGTTGGACGGTCAATGGTATGCTGCAAAGGGTCGCGGAATCGGGGCAAAAGATGCCGAAATGAAGAAACCACATGGAATTCCTGGAAAAGTTGGGGAATTTGGCGTATTTTACAAACCACAGAAACGGTTAGTGCGTACTCTCTTTATAGATGCCAACAAATGGAAGACCAATGTCCACACTGCCGTCACTTGCGACATAGAGCACTCCCATGGGTTGACCATCTTCAAATCGCTGAAAAGCCGCCTAGAGATCCTCGGGGACCACTTGGCAGCCGAGCGACCAATCAAAGTTACAGCAAAGGGGAACACAAAGTATGAGTGGGAAACAACCTCAAGAGAAAATCACTTCTTCGACTGCATCACAGGATGTTACGCAGCCGCGAGCCTCCACGGCATCAAAAAAGAAACGGACATCGAAATCAAAAAACAACGCAAACGCCGATCGCGGAGCCTCTACGGATGACCGGGTTTTTCGAGATCCGTATTGTACGCGACCCTCATGCAAAGGGAAGAATGTGGTTGTTGGGCCACCCCACAGAACCATCACAGCAGGTATTTCAGTAATGGGTATCCAATATTCAGGTTTTGACATGTGTCCCGTGCAGTGCGACACTTGCAACCTCAGGACACTCGGCAAGCTTTTCCACAGATTAGGAGAAATGGATGGCAACAGACCCGCAGAAGATCAAGCAGATTGATGACTTCCTAGACCAAGGTATCACACAGACTTCAGTAGATGGACAATCAGCCTCGTTCGACCTGGCATTCATCCAAAAGCGTAACTCGGAGAAGAAGGCTCACAACCCTACTGTCTGCCAGGGTACGCCTCGTGTCCCCTTCTATAACCCCAGGATTATCTACTAATGAACCCATTCAGCTTTTTCAGCACCTGGGGTACAACGGCTTCGGCATACTATGACGCCCTGAAGCCGAGCAAAACCAGGCGAGCCATACCACCATCCATTGTGCGATCGGCAGACCAGAAGTTGAAAGATCGGGGCCGCCGTTCCATGTCTGCCAAGACAGGACGAGCCCAGGACAACTTCACTCTCGCAGCGTGGATGATCCGGACGTATTTGGACCACGTTTCTACACTCGAGTTCAACCCTACCACACAGAACAAAGCGTTAGACTTGGCTGTTGAGGAGTGGTACAAAGAATGGTCCTTACGCGAAAACTGTGACGTAGCCGGCAAACATCCTTTCCGAAAACTAATCCGAATTATGGAAGGTAGACGTCTCATAGACGGGGACGTGTTTTGCCTAAAGATCGGCGGTAACAGCCCCAGCCGAGGCACAATCCAGCTCATTGAGGCAGACCGAATCGCCTCACCACAAGGCAGCAGAACGAGTGGCGTATCACTTGAGAGCGTACCTCGGAATCTTGACCCCAACAACTTTATCAATGGTGTCCGTGTATCTAAATCTGGAAGGGCCATGTTCTATATGGTCAACAAGAGGAATGATGACGGGACTCTACAATTCGAACGGAATGTATCAGCTGCTAACATAGTTCAACATGGCTTCTTTAATCGGGTGGACCAAGTCCGAGGCATCTCACCCTTTACAGCTGCCTTAAACACCATGGCTGACATCTATGATGCGTTCGATCACACCAGCGCGAAGATAAAAATGTCTGCTCTGTTTGCTGCAGTTATAACGCAAGACAAGGAGATGGGATTTGCAGGCGCCTACGAGGACGGCTCTGGCACAGCAGGCCTGTCGCTCGATTTTGAGGATGGACCACAAATCTGGGACCTGAGCCCAGGTGAGGACATCCGCACCATCTCTGCTAACGGGGCTATTGACGGCCCTTCTCTGGACTACATGAAGGTGCTCGTCCAGCTCTCTTTGAAGGCTCTCGACCTTCCCATGAGCTTCTACTCTGAAGACTTCACCAACTACTATGGCTCCCGTGGGGCTGCCATCCTGTTTAAGAAGTCAGTACAGCCTAAACAGCAAGACCTCATGGACTCACTCAATGAGATCATGACCTGGCGCATTGGCATGGCAATCAAAGACGGCGAGTTGAAGCTACCTGGTGGCGCGAGCTTTGATGATCTTTCATGGGAGTGGGTCCCCTCAGGAATGGAACTTTGGGATCCGGTCAAAGAGGTAGCCGGATACAAATCAGCAATCGCAGCAGGCCTTGACAGCCCACAGCGTATATGCCGATTGATCGGGACAGACTTCGACCAGAATATCGCAGACATTCAGCAGGCCCAGCAGGCCGCAGAGGCTGCCGGCATCACACTCGACTTTGCTGCTTCTTCTTCCTCTAGCCATAACATGGGAGAGGAGGTCGTGTCTGATGAGGAACCAGAGTCAGAGACGTCGAGAGAAGAGGATGACACAGAGGCCGATGACGAAACTCGTAATGACACTGAAGACACGAAAGAGGGAGTAATAAACTAATGCCAAGCAGTAAACAACTACTGATGGGGATCCTCAGCAATGCAGGCTGCCCCGAATCCACACAGGTGACAGGATCAGGCCCGCTAAATCACGGTTTTGTGGCAGAACAGGGCCTTGTAATTCGTACCCTGACACTACACCTCGTTGGCACCCCTGGTGACAATGACGAGGACCTAGTAATCAAGCACAAGATCCCTGGCCAGTCCCCTGCATTCGATACAGTGCGATTCCAGAATGACATGGACGGCATCAGTGATGTCGTTCTCACTGATCCTATCTTCTTGTCAGAGGGGGACATTCTGACAGTCGAATTCGCTAACAGCGACAACATTCAGTTCGGTTTGAACTTCATCCATGGGAGCAACTAAATGCCAGTATACCTTAACGGAGTTCCAACCGAGACGGCTATCAGCATGGCTAACGGTGCCAGCATCGACCAATTGCAGGAGGCCTTCGACAATCTCCTGTATCGCGGCCCGCATGCCAATCAGGCAGCGTTTCCCTCGACTGGTGTTGCCGGTCAGTTCCTGCTCAACCTGGAAACAGACAGCCTATGGGTTTGGGACGTAGAGGGCAACAGCTGGGTGGAAACCGGTGTCAGCGGCGGGCAGGCTGGCCAAAACATCGCCACAGCTCTGCAACACTATTACGACCAGGTGACAGGGACAGGCTACGGGTTCGACAATGCACAGCCAGGGCGATGGGAGCTTACTCCTGATGGCCGAGCTCAGTGCATTGGTGGGAGCTATGGCAACGCCAGCTCGATCCGGTTTGCAAGACTGCACCAGCCTGGAGATCGCGTTGTCCTGAACGGCATGTCGATTAGCCTAACAGCCTCGAGCAACCAGCGTAGATTCAACTTCGTTGGCGTGTCTGCAGGCGAAGACCCAGACTTCAAATCCAATCAGGGTGCTTGGGCGAACGCTGGATTCTCTCAGATCAGCTCTACGCCTGGCAATTTGGAGTTTGCCTGCGGATGGATTGGTGCTTATTTCCAACTTGCCAGCTACGGCCCTGGAATGCAGTGGGTAGGCGGCGGTTCAGCCAATGTGGCACCTGCAGACATCTACGATTTCGACGTAGAGTGGCGGGTCAGAACAGACTACAGAATCGAGTTCCTGGTAGACGGAGTTGTGAGAGGCCTTGGGCAGTATGTGCCAGAGAATGGTGTAGATCTCTACTTCCTTGCGAGCCCTACAAACATCCTACCAGCACCGGCCGGTGAAGTTACAACAACTCCTGGAGGGACCTCGAGCCCCTCAGGTGCTGCCAACCCAGCCTACTTATCGCAGGTTGGTCATGAAGGCACCCTAGTGGCCTCAGGTGGCGGCTATTACCTCTACGAGAACTCAACGCCACACGATCCCTCTGACGTCTCTCTGACGGCTGCTGAGGCAGCTGTTGCGGCCAACCTCCGCATGTTCCAAGACTTCTCAGGCATGACGCCGGCTGATGTGGCTGAAGTGATGAAGCCTGTAGCTGCAGTCGATCGCGAGGTCCTAGATAATGTACAGAACCTAGCAGTCGGATGGTTTCATGCTCAGGATCTCACACTCCCAGAGATTCAGGCCAAGATGGCAGCCTATGCCGATGGCTTGGCAGCAGCGAATGCCGGCAGCGTAGAACTGACTCTGGCATCCTTGCAGGCCCTCCCTCTACAGGGGGGTGTGAGTCTAACAACTCCATTCCTATTCCATGGCGGGACGATCCTGAATGGCGAATGCCTCTACGCCTACAAAAGCATGTACGGCACAGCTGCATTTAACAACTATGGGATAACCTACCTGTACGTGAGAAACTACCCACAGAACGGAGAGAACCCCCATATCCGTGTCCAGTTCGAGTCTCTGGCTCAGCGAGATACATTCCTCAATGACGTTAACACGTTCCACATCGAGGGCCATCCGAGCGTGGTAGACTTCACGAACCAGACAGAGCCAGGCGGTACCAACCTGCATGTGAATTATGCATATCCTTCTGCCGCTGCAGTTCTGCAAGATGTCTATAATAATGGGATGACTCTGAACCTTACTATAGCAGAAAGCGTAGTAAACGATGATGATGTCCTAAATGCTGAGCTTATTGCCCAGCTGACCGCACATTTATCCAAATTCCCGAGGTAACAATGAGTGAAGAAATTCGTGACGTACCAACACACGCCTGTCATCTCTCCCTAGGAGAGGTTACGATTGGAGACAATGGCGACGATGCCAAAACAGCACCCTTTGCAATGGTGGCCCGATCGGGAAAACCTATCGATCACCCATACTGGGGGCGAGTGGTCCATGACCTTTCTGGCATGCAGCTGGAAAGAAACCGAGTGGCAATTGACTTCTGTCATGATGCCAAGGAGATTATTGGTTTCGCCAACAAGTTCGATATCGAATCCGGAGACCTAGAGGCTCGAGGGGCACTTATCCCCTACGCCAAGGAAGGCGACCGAGCAACGGAAGTGATAGAGAAGGCTAAACTAGGTGTGCCATGGGAAGCCTCGATTAACTTCGGTGGTACTGGCATCGTCGTTGAACAAGTGGATGAAGGGGACTCCGCAGAGGTTAATGGTTACGAGTTTAAGGGGCCGGGTGTCGTCGTACGACAGTGGCCGTTACGTGGTATTGCTGTTTGCCCATATGGTGCTGACCAATACACTTCAACCGAATTCGCAAACAGCGAATCCAATCATAAGGTGACAATTATGAAGAAAGAGAATCTATTTGAGCAGTCCCAAGGTGAGGAAGTAGAAGTTGTAGATGCCTCAATCCAGGCCTTTGCAGCTCCTGCCGAAGAGGCCGAGTTGGCTGCTCCTCGTCCTGGTCGCGTAGAAGAAGAAGAAGCAGTTGAAGCCGAGGCTCCTGTTGAGGAAGCTGTTGAAGTGGAAGCTGAAGAAGATACGGTAGAGGCCGAAGCTGTTGAAGCTCCCGCTGTTGAAACCGAATTGTCTCGAGCCGAAGAAGGCAAGATGTTTATGGATGCTTTCGGCGCCGAGAAAGGTGCTCAATACTTCGCACTGGGTACGTCGTTCAAAGATGCGACGATCGCCCACATGCAATTCCAAGCCGAGAAGATTGCTGATCTAGAGACGCGATTGTCCGCAGCTCCGGCATCTGACGGCGAACCTGAAGCTGTTGAATTCAGCGAGAAGGTTGAGCCCGTAGTAAAAGAGTCGATCATTCGTTTCAACTAAACCTCGAACTAAGGAAATTCAAACATGGCTGACAGCCCACTTACATTACCAGAACTGATCACGATCAACGATCGCAACCTCCAGGACGTTGACATTCCAAACTTCTTGTCCTCGAGCCCTTTCATGCGTACTAATGCCGCAACGGTTGCGTCTCACGATACGCTGCACAAGTACCTCGTCTACCAGAATCCAACCGTTGGTTTCCGACAGGTCAATGACGGCCGCGAAATGGATGCATCGGTTGATAGCTGGGTCCAGACGACCTGCGAAATCCTCGATGGTTCGTTCCACGTTGATCAATCCTTGGCTGAATCCTACCGTCTTGGTGGAGCAGCTGGCCTCGTAAATCGCGAAGCTGGCCGCAGCTTGGATGCATGTTTCTTCACAGCTGAGATCCAGATGTTCAACGGCCGAGCCGTAGCATCGGCAGAGGGTACGAACCCTGACAATCCCGCAGACACCACGACCTATGTCGGCACTCCCGGTACGGGACTCGGTGATGCCAACGGCTTCAATGGCTTCCCTAACTGGAATGTCCTTGGTGCTGCAGATGGCGATATGGTTGTTGATGCAGGCGGTACGACTGCAGATGCTCAAACCTCGATCTACTTGCTGCGAAGCGGCGAGAGTGATGTCCAGATCGTAACCGGTCGCAGTGGTGACATCAACGTAGGCAGCACGGTTGTGATGGAACGAGCTGGAACTACCGGCACGTACCCGACACTCTACACGCCTATCAGCTGCTGGTATGCATTGAAGATTGGTTCGTTCGTTAGCTCTGTAGCTCGAATCGCCAACTGCGATGTGACAGCCCAATCAGGTGCTGGCGCAATCAATGACGATTTGCTCTTCACTGCGATCGCCAAGTTTGGTGCTGGCCGAGAGCCCACGCACATCTACATGAGCCGAGCTGCTCGTGAAGCACTGCGTAAGAGCCGAACCGCGACCAACAGTGATGGCGCTCCGGCACCATTGCCCACTAGCGTTGGCGGTGTGCCGATCATCGTGACTGATGGTATCTTCAACACCGAAGCTGTCCTAGCATAGTGTTGAACAAGTCTTTCTTTGAGTCTGCACTGAAATACGGCCGTGAGGCAATGAAGCCAGTGCAGGCTCTTACGGCGACCTACGAACCACAAGGCAGTGCCCCCTTCACTGTTCTTGTGGTTCCGGGTCTTGCTACATCCGAAATCGAAACAAACGATGGCTTGGTTGTCTCTCGGATTGAGAGGGACTTCTTGGTAGAGAAAGAAGATTTGAAGCCACTCGGCAGAGACCCACAACGGGGCGACGTTATTAAACTGAATGGCGAATCGTTCAAGGTCTCAAATACCGCAGGTGCCAGAGAATGGGACTGGCATGGTTGCTATCAAGATTCATACAGGATCCACGTACAACAGGTGAAACATGGCGTCTAGAGCTTATGAGATAACTCAGGCTGTGTCTGCATACTTAAACGCACAGACTTTTCCTGGTCTCGACTTCACCTGTTTGGCTGTCATTGATAACTACCTTTACCAAGAACACATGGATGAAATTGTTGTCGATGTGTACCCCGTAGCATTTACATTTGACCAATATACACGAGACACATACCTGTACAACCACTCTATCGGTATCACTCTCGCAAAGGCTGTGGTACAAGAGACCTATGCCTCTAAGGATCAGCTCATAGAGCTGTCAGAATTGATACCCCAGACCCTATTCAATGTGGATATGGCGGGTGCCACTTACCGGGATGTAAATGGCGGGGCTGCGAATGCCAGTTTCAACTCTGCCCAGCTAGAGCGGGCTTCCCTGATCACTGCAGAAATTGACATTAACTATACCGACATAGTAAAAATTGGAGACTCTTAAATGGCCTCGATCTACCTAGGCAACCAGGGCGTAATCTATTATGCTCCTACCATCTCAGGCGCCCTAGCTCCGTCCAACGGCGA